GAGGCAATTCCTGATCTCTTCACAGAAGGTTCAACTGCACAGGGGGATCTGGCATCATTTGCAGAGACCATAGGGTTTACAAAGGATATGTTTTACTTGACGAATCCTGAAACCTTGGTTATACTACCTGGTGAAACTGAACCTGTTTATCTCGGAACTCAAGCGGCGTCTTTTATTAAGATGCTTGCTGATCTGCGAACTAAAGTAGGTAAACCTGGTGATGTACCTGCGGTCGACCAAACCGCGTTACGTAAAACAATCGAGGCCGAACTCCGTAAGGCTATTGAAACGGAAGTCCTCACAAAGATAAAAACCGGAGGTAAGCCTGCGTTTAAGTCGATGGGTGATGTGCCGTCGAGTGATTCAGAAATACCTGCATCTAAGGGAGTATTAACAGAAGCACAATATGCAGCATTAACTCCCCCACAGCAAAAGGCTTACCTCTCCGGTGAATAAGGAGATTTATTATGGCGATGACTGAATTTTCATTGGGTCATGCGTTAGCAGTACAACGCTGGTCCCTCTCTCTGGCCGTCGAAGCGGCTAAGAAACAATATTTTGCAAAGTTTATCGGAACCAGTCCCGATGATCTTATTACTTTGCAGAATGAACTCAACAAAGGTGCCGGTGAGAAAGTCACCATCGGCCTGCAGATGAAACTGATTTACGCTGGTATTGAAGGGGATAACATCATCGAACATCATGCAACTGGTGAGGAAGCCATTGCATTCTTTCATGACTTTCTCTTCATCGATCAGCTCAGAAAGTCCACAAAATCCAAGGGCAAAATGTCCGAACAGCGTATCCCATATGACCTGCGCCAAAAAGGGCGTGATGCATTGGCTGTATGGTGGGCTGAAGAAATGGATGAGGAAATTTTCTGTTACCTTTCCGGTGCCCGCGGTATAGGAACCATGCACAATGCCATCGGTTGGGTTGGTCGTGCCAACAATGCCCTCACCCCACCTGACTCTGGACATCTTGTATATGGTGGAACGGCAACGGCAAAAAACAATGTCACAGTCAATGACAAGTTTGAACTGGCATTACTCGAAATGCTGTCTGCGAAAGCAGAAACCACGGATCCAATGATGCAGCCGTTTATGGTTGAAGGGCAAAAGAAGTTTGTATGTTTGCTCCATACCTTCCAGGCTTTCGATCTCCGGACATCCACCACCACGAATGACTGGTTAGATATTACCAAAACGACCGATACAGGTCGTGGCGATGCGTCCAAATTGTATACCGGCAAACTCGGTGAATATGCCGATGTGATTCTTCACAAACACCGGAATGTCATTCGGTTCAATGACTACGGTGCCGGTGTCAATCTTCCTGTTGCGCGAGCTCTGTTTATGGGTGCCCAAGCCGGTCTTATGGCTTACGGGCAGGATTCCGGTCCCAATCGGTACTCATGGAATGAATTTGCAGATGACCGTGGTAATGCACTCGCGATTACCGCCGGTACCATTTTCGGTATCAAGAAAACACGGTTCAATTCGAAGGACTGGGGTGTTGTTGCTATTGACACCTATTCCAAAGATCCGACTGTTCCTGCGTAATAGCGGTTTAACACTGTTAACAACGTCCACCCAGCAATGGGTGGACATTGCAGCTTAGCTGCAATAAAGGTGAAATATGGCCACTCTTGAAGAGATCAGAAATCGTGTAGCACGTATAATCCAAGATGAGAAAGCATATCCACCTGATGATATTGACATACTCATCAATGAGGCATTGTTACGTTGTGCCAGTCGTGTATTACTACCTGACCTCGAGTTAGTTTTACCCTTTTCAACAGAACCCGGTAAGTATGTTGTCAATATTCCAGCTTCATGGAACTTCGACCAAAACTTGTTCTTATGTCGTGGACCAAATCAAACTAAACCTGAAGTACTATCATCAATTGCTTTACTGGCGCGTAAGTTCCCAGAATTTCGGTTTGAACTACAAACTGGTGATATTCAAGTAATTACAACAACTCAGACACAAATCTTGTATTATCCAATTCCTGAGACTGTTCAAGTCTATACCTGCGCTTTCTACCAGAAACCTGTAAAACTTTTAGACGACACAGATATACCCCTTATTCTTCCTGAGGCTCTGCATTTTGCATTGTTGGCCTCATATGCTGCAGCAGAAATCTGGGGAGAGAAAGAAGACGGTATTGATGGATTCAAGGTTAATACAGTTGATTACCGAAAGAAATTCGAAATCGCGATTGCTGAGTTGAAAGAACTCATAAAAACAGGTCAATCACGACCTGACTCATTACGTGATAAGAGCAAAAAGGACTGGATCTAATGCCCCAATTACCTGACATAGCAATAAATGGTTTTTCTGGTATGAATAATATCAAAACAACCGAAGGTTTCTACGCTGCTGAAGGTATTGCGGAACCACGTATACTTCTTAATGCTGATGTAGACATCTCACAGGGTATTATTGTTCGGAGTGGTACAACAAAAGTTGTAGACCTTCCTGGAGCACATAGTCTGTGGGGTGGTAATCAGTGTACATTAGTCGCAGCACTTGGTACACTATATCGTTTTCGAAATGATGCTGTAACGCCTTTAGGAGTAATCGTAGATGGAGGCATACTTCTTAGTTATGCGGACGTGGATAATGTTGTATGCTTTAGTAACCGCTATTGTAACGGGATATTTGATCCATTGGCGAATACCCTTAGGTCCTGGGGAACACCACCTCCGCAGGGCCCGATGTTACTTACTGGCGCTGGCAGTCTTGTTCCTGGGGTATATAACGTTTGTATGACATATACTGTAAATGGAAAACTTACAGGTACGAGTCCAGTATCTACAATTGAATTATTTAGTACTGGTGGTATTCAAGTTATAAATAGACCAACTGATGCGACGGTGTGGTGTACAGAAGTAAATGAAAGCACATTTTTTAAAATCGGGAATGTGAGTAAGATTGTAGCACCAGCAACTGTAGAACCATGCCCATCGTTTTTATGTACGCCACCTCCACAGTTTTCTATATTATGTTATGCTTTTGGACGAGTATTTGGTGCTATAGATAACATGGTTTATTATAGTGAACCGTGGGAATTTGAGTGGTTCAGGTTACCCTTTAATAAGTTAAAGTTTGACGCAGAAGTAACAATCATAGCTCAAGTGCCAACAGGTTTATTTATCGGTAATAGACGCCGTACAGTTTTTATGCAAGGAGTTGAACCTGCTACCATGAAAGAGTTTCATGCAGGCGCGGCAAGTATTCCCGGGTCTCTTGCATACTGTAATAATGTCCCAGAACTCGGTGACATCCTTGGTACTCCAGAAAAAGGATACGTCGATGTACCTGTTTGGATTACTGCAGAGGGTGTTGTAGCAGGAAATAGTGCGGGTCGTTTATTTAACCTCACAAAACATAAATTGAAGTTTAATGTACCAGACCAGGGTGCATCATTATATCGCACACATAATGGCGCATTTCAGTATCTTTCGAGCTTTAAACGTGGCGCAGCTACTTCAGCAGCCAATTTCTCAGACGAAGCAATATGCGAAGTCTATCGAAACGGAAAACTTATAACTTAAAAGGATTATACCCATGAAACCTATGTCTGTACGTGAAGTCGAAGCATTATTCTCAGAACTCAAGTTCCAGAATGAAGTAACCCTGGAGCATTACCGCAAAGGTAAATTGATCCACACTCAAACAGGGCCCAATATCTTCACGACAGAAGGTATGGCGAATATTCTGAATCTGCGTTTTGGTACAGTCGCGAAATCCGGTGTGGGTACCGTTTATGGCAACCTGTTCAAAGCCAACATTACCCCGGGTGTAGGTGATACAGCCGCGATCAAACTCGGTGCCGCAGGTACTTATCAAGAATGTCAGGATGCGGACACCACACCGGCGACAAATCGGCCTTTATATGTGCCCGCGAGTACAACGACAGCTGGTATAACCAACACGGCGTCAAAAATGGAATTTACAATGCTCGCAGCACTTACCCTGTATGGCTGTTTCCTTGCCCTCGGACAAGCGAAAACAGATGCCACGGCCGGTTCATTACTCTGTGCCAAACGGTTTACTAACCCACGGATAACCGAGATCACGGATGTGTTGGCGATTATATACAATATTAACTTGACATCGAGTTAATATGCCAACCCTGAACTACGAAAATATAGGTGCAGTTATGGAGTACGATTACCTACAAGGTACTATAACTGCACTTTACCCTGAAGATGATACT